TTCCTGAGGATGTGTCAAAGCAAATTATAGATACCTATGCGGATTATAAAACTACATCCGACAAGATGACGATAATGAATTATTTAATCGCCAATAAATGTCGTTTACTATTAGATGAATTGGAGGACTTTTAATGTCTACAAAATTAGTTACTGAGATGTTGGCTGAGATCAATGAGGACCCAGCTACTATTACAAAATATAAAGATAATGGTGCACTGCGTTTGATTTTTGAACATGCATTTGACCCAGAGAAGAAATTCTTTTTACCTGAGGGAGATCCTCCATTTAAGGAAGATGCTGCACCGATTGGTATGAGTCCTGCAAATTTGCATATGGAAGCCAGAAAATTGTATGTGTTCTGTCGTGCGGATTTGAATAAACTCCGCAGAGAATCTTTATTCATTCAGCTACTTGAGGGTTTGCATCCCTTCGAAGCCAAGTTGATTCTTGCAATCAAAGACCAGAAACTAACAAAGATGTATCCAAAGATTACACAGAAGTTGGTGTCAGAAACTTTCTCATCTGTACCTGCTCCAGCTGTGAAGGAAAAGAAAGTAAAAAACTCTCAGGCTCCAGCAAGTGGAGCCACAGCTTAATTGCAAGGTTTGCAACAAAGAAAACTTTAGCTTTAGTTGACAAAATTGTAATTTTCGTGTATAATTTTATTATGAACTATGTGAAAGGGAAACCAAATGCCTAATTGGTGTGATAATGCTGCTACTCTTACTGCAAGTAAAGAGAAAATTGATGCTCTCGTTGCTGTCCTAGAAGATAAAGACAATCAACAAGTATTCCAATATTTACGTCCACGTCCAGAATCTGAAGAAGAAAACTGGTATGAGTGGAACGTGAATAATTGGGGAACTAAATGGGATATCTCTATCA